GTAATTAAGACCCACAGAGCAAAGAAAGCAGGGAAGAAAGTATAAATAGTACTATGGCAGATTTCGATTTTTTAGATGGATTTGACGCTGATGGCGATTGGGGTTTTACCTCAGTTAAACAAAAACCAGCGACAGAAAGTAAGGCAGAGTCAGAAGCTACAAAAGAAGTTGTTAAGACAACAGCAGACAATGTAGGTAAGGCCGTGTCTAGCGAAATTATCAATAGACTAGAATCTAAACTAGACAAACTATTGAGAGCAACAAATGAAACAAAAGAAACAGTTGTTGCCAAGAATGAAACAGAATTAGAGATCGCTAAGAAACAAATGGATGATGAGTACGATCTCAGGAAAGATAATCTAGGTAAAGAGTACAAAGAAGACTTTAAGAAACTAGAAAAACTTATCATACCTCTATTAATCAAATTAGCAAAATCACCAGAGGCCTACATTCACTGGCCGAACAGAGCAGAAGTAATCGAAGCACAACTAAAAAAGATTGTACAGATTACTCGTGGTAAATAATCAACAAAGGATATAAAATGAAGTTAAGCAAGAATTTTAGTTTAAAAGAAATGACTGCTAGTCAAACTGCTGAGCGTAAAGGAATTAATAATAATCCTAATGACGATCAGATTACTGGACTACAAAAATTATGTGAAAACATATTACAACCAGTTAGAGATCACTATGCTACACCAGTGACAATCTCTAGTGGCTTTAGAAGTGAGGAGTTGTGTGTTGCAATAGGTTCATCAACCAACTCACAGCACGCTAAGGGCCAGGCAGCTGACTTCGAAATATTTGGAACTCCTAATGCTGAATTAGCAAAATGGATTATAGACAATTTAGATTTTGACCAACTAATATTAGAGTACCACAAACCAGAAGAACCTAATAGCGGATGGATTCATTGCTCATACAAAAGTCCTACGGATAATAGAAAACAAACATTGAGAGCATTTAGAAACGATCAAGGTAAAACTCAATATGTTGAGTACAATCCTAACTGAACGCTTGGTATAGTCAGTAAAGACGAAATAAACGATATGCTGACACTTCATAGAAGTACATAGTGCTTGACCTTTTGTTAGGTATGTGATATAATACAGTATGAACAAATTACACGAATATATGAAGGCTAATCATAACATGAAAAGTTTTACTCATGTGCCACAAGAGAAAAAACAATTAAATTTAATTACTGAAACTATTAATGGCAAAAGATTTTATGTTTTGCCTAGTGGTGATAAGTATCCCTCAATTACAACTGTGCTATCGGCCAGAGGCAATGAAGGTATAACCAGATGGCGTGAGTCAGTTGGTGAACAAGTTGCGAATACTATCATGAGGAATGCAGCCAAGAGAGGCACAGCCGTACACACACTAACAGAAAACTATCTTAACAATGAAGAACTATCGCAACAAGGAGTGTTGCCTACAGCGCTGTTTACCATCTTAAAAACTGAACTGGATAAGATAAATAATATAGTAATGCAAGAAGGTGCTTTATACAGCGATAAATGGGGTGTTGCAGGTAGAGTGGATTGTATTGCAGAATATAATGGTAAATTATCAGTAATAGATTTTAAAACATCTACAAAAGATAAAAAAGAGGAATGGGTAGAGAACTATTTTATTCAGACTTCTGCTTATTGTGAAATGTATGAAGAACTATATGGTAAAGCAATTGATCAAATAGTGATATTGATTGTAACCGAAGAAGGTACCACACAAACTTTTGTTAAGAATAAAAAAGATTATTTACCCTTATTAAAACCAGCAATAGAGGAGTTTCATAAGAAATTTAAAGAAAATGGAAAAACTAATTAAAACAATATGTGGACTATTTTTTATATTATGTTTATCCAGTAAGTCATATGCAGACCCAAAGAGTCTATCAGGATATCCTTGGGATCTACAACAAATGCCAATATGGTGTGGACCATTAGAAATGGTTAACGAAGCATTAAAACAAGAAGGATATGTAGAGTTTGAAATTGCATTTGGTAGAATAGCAGCATTACCAGAAGGTGAAATTGCTTATGCAGTAATGACTTATGCTTCAAAGAATATTGAAGGACATATAATTAGAACAATGGAAACACCTGCTCAACAAGAGAAGTGTGTATTAGAAGTATTGTTTGATTATACTGTTTTGGAAACACCAAAAACGAATTAATTGTTGATAAGAAGACAATAACTTTTAGGGACCTGGGTGCAATACCCAGCCACTCCACCATTCAAACAATGAAATTTGAGGGGTGGAAATAGGATCGACCATCAGGTAAAACTTCTAGGAGATTGATCGCTAACACCGTACTGTTATTTAAATGCTGACTCACAAGGTTTCGCATTAGCAGCTTAGGCTACTAGGGGTTTGCCTGTACCTCGCAACAGAAACAGGCTTGACTTTTAGTAATGAATATAGTATAATAGATATATGTCAGAAACAATATTAACACCTAATAAATTTGCTTTAATTGTAGAAAATATGGTTAAAGATAAAAAAATCAGTTACATAGAAGCAATATTAGAGTATTGTAATGATAATGAGATTGATCCTGCTAATACTAGATCAATGATCAACAAAACTTTAAAAGAAAAGATTGCTTATGAAGCACAAAACTTAAATATGTTAAAGGAGAAGGTGGCAAAACTACCATTTTAGATTATGAATAAGATACAAACAATAGTACCCCATGTTAATTTTAGAGTAAGAGAATTAGGAGATTGGGTTGATACAAATACAGACACTTACTTTAAAGGTAAAAAAGTAGTAGTGTTTTCTTTACCAGGTGCATTTACACCTACTTGCTCAAATCAACAATTACCAGGTTATGAAAAACAAGCAGATGTTTTCAAAGCACACGGCATAGATAACATTTATTGTATATCAGTAAATGATTCTTTTGTTATGAATGCTTGGGCTGCAGATCAAAAATTAGAAAATGTAAAAGTAATACCTGATGGCAATGGTCAATTCACACAAGAAATGGGAATGCTTTGTCAAAAAAGAGATAAATGTTTTGGTGAAAGATCATGGAGATATGCTATGATTGTAAACGATGGTGAGATTGAACAAATGTTTATTGAACCAGGTAAGACAGATGATACACCAGAAGATCCTTATGGCGAGTCTTCACCAGAGAATGTGTTGAAATACTTACAAGGTCTTAAAGGATAAGAGTGAATGGATTTGAAGTTTATAAAATCTATCTGGCAATCAAACTACATTTCACAAGTAAGAACCAGAGTTATGACTACCATAAACACAATGGCAGAACAACAGCAAGGATGGAAACATTCACTAAAAGAAGGGATAGGTATTTTTTTCATAAGCTTAGTAGAACTTATAGCGATAATGATGTCACTAACTATTTTGTCAGTAATTTTGTTTCTAACACTAATCTTTGGATTGGGGATATCATTGGTAGAGCAGGTGATGATAACTATAAAACGTGGGCAAAAAAAGTAGAGGCATTACATTATTACTATGAACAAGATATAGATTATATATTAGGTAAGATAACAAAGAAATTAAGTTTTGATGATTTGTTTACTTCTAAAGATAAACAACACCCACCGATACTTAAATACTTCTTATCTAAAAAGATAAACTTTGAAACGCTTATAATATTAGATGACATATTAAAGTTTTCAAAAAGACTAAACAAGGACATAAGTGAAAAAGTATTATGGCCTAAATTATATGATAGAATGATAAGATATAAACCTTTCATGTCGTATAATATAACAAAATATAAAATGACACTAAAGAATAAAATAAAGGATATGTAATGGCAAAAATGAGAATGTTTAAGTTTTGGAATGAAGCAGGTGATGAGAAAGAGAAAGAAGAAATGAGTTTGAAGAAAGCAGTAAGAGCCGTTCAAGGTGATTTCAAAGATAAATTTATTGGTGTCGAGTATATCAGTAAGAAAGGTAAACAGATTAGTCAATCTGTACAAATACCTATGGGTAGAAAGATAAGACAGGCAATAATTACAGAAGCAAAACGATTGGCAGCAAAAGCCAAAAGATTATAAGGAGAAATATGACAGATGACAATTCAGTAGATAAATCTTTTGAGAATGAAGTACCAGCACCTAGTCCTATGGTGCAGATATCATTGAAAGAATATGATAAGTTAAAAGAACAACAACACTATATTACAGATAAGTCTTTAATTGATATCATAGATAACATGGAAAGACTATTAAGAGCATTAAGAAAACATATCGTAAGGACAGATATATAATGGACGATAGAGGACCAAACGATTTAGAAAAGATTATTGATGAACAAAATAAAACTATTCTCATTTAAAACATGATAATAAGACACTTGCCAAAGAGGTATCTGATCTAATAGAAGAAAAGAAACGGCTGCTTGACAACCAGTCTAATAAGTGATATAATAGAACTATGAAAAACATAATGATAGCACTTTTAGTATTATGCTTTACCGCTACTGTGGGAAATACTAATGAAACTAAAACTTATACACCTAAAGAAACGCTGAAAGCGTTTTCAGAAGTACCAGGTAAAATTGTCAAACATATTTCTAATGAGAAACAAGAAATAATTGAATATCAAAAGAAAAGTTGGGCAGACTCAAAGATTCAATTTGCTAAAACAAAGGCAACTATTAAATCTTGGTTTGTTAAGAATTAGTTTTATAAATAATAAAGTGCGAATACACAGCACATATACAAATACAATTATACGATAACATACAAAGGAAAATATATATGAATACAAGTATAGCGGCCTTAAAAAGGTCAAAGTCAAACCTAGATACCCTAGTCAGCGAACTAGGAAAAGTATCAGAACCTCAAAAACAAAAAAACTCATATGCTGATGATAGATTCTGGAAACCAGAATTAGATAAGTCAGGTAATGGCTATGCAGTTTTTAGATTTCTACCAGCAGTTAAAGGTGAAGATTTACCTTGGGCGAGATTATGGTCTCATGCCTTTCAAGGACCTGGTGGATGGTACATTGAAAACAGTTTAACAACACTTAATAAAAAAGATCCAGTTAGTGAATCAAATAGTTTACTATGGAATTCTGGCGTTGAAGCAGACAAAGAGATTGCAAGAAAGAGAAAAAGAAAACTATCTTATGTTGCAAACATTCTAGTTGTCAATGACGCTAAACATCCTGAGAACGAAGGTCAGATTAAGTTGTTTAAATTCGGTAAGAAAATCTTTGATAAGATTACTGAAGCAATGAAACCTGAATTTGAAGATGAGAAACCTATTAACCCATTTGATTTCTGGGAAGGTGCTAACTTCAAATTAAAAATCAGAAAAGTTGATGGTTACTGGAACTATGATAAGTCAGAATTTGATAGTCCTACAGCAATCAAAGACAATGATGACGCAATACAACAAGTTTGGGATAAACAATATGCCCTTAAACCATTTCTTGCACCTGAAAACTTTAAATCATATGATGAGCTTAAGGCGAAACTAGATAAAGTTTTAAGTGGTACAAGAAGTACTGGAACTGCTGAAGATGTGACGATCCCACCTGTCACAAATGTAGCACCAGTCAAAACAGAAACAGTTGATAATACATCTTCAACACCA